TAATAGTGTAACTGCAAAATCATCTACTGCTAATAGTGGTTACACAAGTTTTTCTGGAGGCGACACACTAGGTCTTGCTTTAGATATTGATAATGGCAAATTTTATGCACACCTAAATGGTACTTATTATAATTCTGGCGACCCAGCTAATGGTACAGGAGCTTTAGTTACTGGCATTACTGCACAAAAAGGTGGTATATTTTTACCTTACTTAAACGTAGGTACAAGTGCTTCAAGAACTTTTGAATTCAATTTTGGTGCGCCATCTCACGCTATATCGTCAGGAAACGCAGATGGAAATGGTCACGGGAACTTTGAGTACGCTGTACCTACTGGTTTTTTATCTCTATGCACAGCTAATATGCCTGACCCAGTTGAAACAATAGACCCTAACAAAGGTGGTTCTCCTAAAGATTATTTTAATACTGTGCTTTGGACTGGTAATGGAACAGATGACACAAGTATTACAGGAGTAGGATTCCAACCTGATTGGGTTTGGGTAAAACCTAGAAGTGAGGCAGATAACCATTATCTTCAAGATTCTGTTCGTGGAGTTACTAAACAATTAAACACTAATCTCACTGGTGCTGAAACAAGTTTTACAAATGGTGTTAAATCTTTTGATAGTGATGGATTTACGGTAGGTACGTCTCAGTGGGCTAATGGCAATTCGAAAACAAAAGTAGCGTGGAACTGGAAAGCTAACGGTTCTGGTAGTTCTAACACTGATGGTGCAATAAATACTACATCTACATCTGTAGCAACTCACGGTGGATTTTCAATATCAACTTATACTGGTACTGGTAGTTCAACTACAGTGGGTCACGGTCTTGGGGGCGTACCTGATTTAATTATTATTAAACGTAGGAATAGTGCTAGAGAGTGGTATGTTTATAACTCTATTAATGCTGGAGACGGATACTTATATTTACAATCAACTGCAGCTTTAAATACTGATTCTAACCGACACGATAGGATTGGTAATGGAAGTGCTTATGTTGCTCCCACATCTACTTTAATTACGTTAGGTACATCAGGCGATGTTAATGGTAGCAGTGATACTTACGTTATGTATTGTTTTAGAAACATAGACGGTTTTTCAAAGATTGGACAATACACTGGGAATGATAATGCAGATGGCACGTTTGTTTACACAGGGTTTAGGCCAGCTTTTGTATTAATTAAACGCACTGATGGTACAACAGATTGGACAATACACGATAATAAAAGAAGTCCTTTTAATCTTGTTGATGATATGTTGCGTCCAAATTTAAGTAATGCAGAAGCAGTAAGTTCAACAAACTCATTTGATTTTGTTTCCAATGGATTTAAAACTAGAGGTACTGGTGGAACTGTAAACAGTGGCAATTTAATATATATGGCTTTTGCCGAACAACCTTTTAAATACGCAAACGCAAGATAGGAGATTAATATGCCTTGGAAACTAAGTGGAACTATAATTAAAGAAGGTCGGTCTTGGGTAGATGCTAGTGGAATTAGACACCCCACTAACTGGATACAATGGACTGATACTGAGAAAGAAGCAGTTGGCCTAGCTTGGACTGACCCAGTTGCTCCGCACGATAACAGGTTTTATCATGGTCGAGATGGTAGTGGTAATTTAATTGCTAAATCATTAACAGATGTAAATGAAGTTGATAGTGATGGCAATCCTATTAACGATGAAGATGGAAATCAACTCGTTACTTTAGGTCTAAAGAGTGCAGCTATACAGGTCATTGATAGACAAGCGCGTAGCTATTTAGCTGAACATGATTGGTACGTTACTCGTAACGCAGAGAAATCAACAGCTATACCTAGTACAGTTACTACATATAGAGATGCGGTGCGCTCTGCTCACACCACAATTAAAGGTAAGATAAATGGTGCGGCTAATCTTAATGCTTTCATTGCTTTGTATACTACGCCTGTTGATAGCGATGGTAAACCAACTGGGAATGCACCTATAGTAGATTGGCCTAATGCAATTTAAATTATTATATATAGTTTTGCTGTTCTTAGTAACGGCAGGAGGGGCTATTTCTGCTGACTCCAATACTGTCTCCTCAACGGTTGTCACTGACAAGGCTCCTCCAACAGCTTCAGCACCGTCCGTTGTAGTAAACAATACAGATGTCTGTAAGTCAGGCGCATCTGCTTCTATACAAACACAAATACTAGGCATAGCTAGCGGTATTGCTATCTCTGATTTAAACTGTGAACGTTTAAAACTATCTAGGTCATTGTATGCAATGGGTATGAAAGTTGCAGCTGTATCTACGCTATGCCAAGACTACCGTGTCTTCGATGCTATGGCTATGTCAAATACATTTTGTCCTTTTATGGGGCAGATAGGTGCTGATGCACAGCAAGCATGGGAAAAAAATTGGGAGTTAATTCCAGAAGGTTCTACGATTAAAGATTTATATATACCACCTCCAACAAAGAGAATTAAAAGTGACACACCTATTCAACTTGAGCCTAAAAACGGCATCATTGGTTTTCTTCTGGCTCTTCTTATCTTATAGAGTTGCGGCCGATGTTTCTACCTGTCCTACCAACGTAGTTGGTTTGTGTGACCCATCTGTTATTGAGAGTGTTGTATCTGAAACTGTAACTGAAAGCTTCAATGAGGCTAATGGTATTACAACTGTCGAGACTACAACCAATACAGTTACTACAACTACTATCTCAAACGCTGACACAGGCGATATACTCGCTTCTGGGTCGGGGTTTGTTAGTTCTACTAAGGAAGGTGACATGGATTCTGATTGGGGTGGTCAGGGGCCAGCTTCTATGCCTAGCGGAAATTCATGTGGTGAGTTAGGTCCAGACAAATGTGCTATGATTACTGGTAGTGGCAATACTACAAGTACAATGGGTGTTGCTGGTATGGGTACTACGTTTACGAACACAATAAATCTAGCTAGTTTAAATATAGATAAGGGTGGTCGAACTAATTACACAATTAAAGTTAACAAAGAAGATGCTAGTGATAGAATTTATATGCACATTACTGGCTATGATGGAAGCACTTCTACTTTTAGTGGTACTGATATTCTTTCTGAATCTGGGGTTAATAGTGGGTTTGCTTCTTACACTGGTGGTTTTAATTTTGGTGGTAATCTAACTAGTTTAATTGTTGAGATAGGTGGTCGGGATATTAACTTAGCTGTTGGCCCAATGTTCGATGACGTTACTGTTAATGTACTTTACAATGTAATTAATACTATTGTTACACAGAACATAACTACAATAGAAACCTTCATCTCTTTAAATCTAGGTGGAGATGATATAACTATAGATATAGCTGAAGATATATTTGAACATAATGATGTCGTTGATGTAGGCGGTGTCATTGTAATTGAACCAATGGAGGGGCCAAGTGATGCGACTTACACTGAGATTGAACTTGAACTGGATACACCAGTTATTGAAACGATTGAGATTAACATGGACACGGAACTCGGAGGGGGAACAGGTGCTGACGTACAATCAGACTCCGTCCTATCTAGCCAAGAAGCCAACCTCGAAGCCGAAATCGAAACCAGCACCGAAACCGAAGAAGTCGTTGAAGCCAAAGTCACCGCCAAAGAAGTAAAAGAAAAAGTAGCTGAAGTTAAGAAGGAAGAACCTGTTAAGAAAGTTGTTGTTAAAAAGAATAACAAAGAACAAAAACAAAAAGTAGCTAACAAGATAGTTAAGAACATGGGTTCAAAAGGTAGGTATGACAATACTAACCAGCTCAAAACACTAATGGTTATGAACGTCCTCGCTGATAACAAGAGTTTCTTTAACAACCAAATAGCTTTAACAGACAATGTACAATTATTTACTAATGACACAATACCAGATGGTATTATTAATGATAACAATGTAGCTTTATACTTGTTACAGTACGGTGCTGATACACAGATGATGGCACTAGTAGATATACAATATAAATAGGAGGTAATATGCCAAAGAAAAAAGGACTATACGCTAACATGAACGCTCGTAAGAAAGCTGGTACATCAAGACCTAAATCTAAAAGTACAGTTACTGACAAAGCTTATGCTAATATGAAAGCTGGGTTTCCTAAAAAGAAACGAGCCTAGTATGTATGAGTATGCTGTAAAGAAAGTAGTCTATGTTGTTGATGGTGACACAGTAGATATAGAAATAGATTTAGGTTTTAGTTTAACTAAGAAAGAGCGTGTGCGTCTAGCTGGAATTGATACACCTGAGAGTAGAACACGCAACTTAGAAGAGAAAGAGTTAGGCTTAAGAGCTAAAGATTATTTAAAACAAATGTTAAAAGACTCTAAGAATTTAAAAGTACAGACATCTAAAGATGGTAAGTATGGTAGAATGTTGGGTTGGTTCTTTGAGAATGATTTAAATATTAATTTAGATATGGTTGAGAATGGTCATGCTTGGGCATACGATGGTGGTACTAAGATTAAAAACTTACAAGATTTAATTTCAATACAGGAACAAAGTAATGAGTCTACTTAAGAAACATAAGAATCCTAAAGGTGGATTAAATGCAGCTGGTCGCGCTCATTTTAAAAAAACAGAGGGTGCTAACTTAAAAGCACCTGTTAAGAAAGGTACTAATCCAAGGCGTGTAAGTTTTGCAGCTAGATTTGCTGGCATGAAAGGACCAATGAAAGATGAGAAAGGTAGACCTACTCGTAAAGCATTGGCATTAAAAGCCTGGGGATTTGGCAGCGTTGCAGCTGCGCGTTCGTTTGCAGCTAATAATAAGAAGAGTTAGGTATGGCAGAGGTTGAGTTTGCAGGGGTAAAGTTTACTGGCGGTAGGATGGTTGCTCTGATTGTAAGCTTAAGTACGCTTGGTGGTGGTGCGTATGGTGTGTTCGAGGCATACAAACAATTTACTGACATGCAAACTGCTATCTCTGAGTATGTAAGTCCTGACTTATCCCACATAGATAACCATATGACTATGGTATCTGGTGAGTTGGGTATAGTTGAGGCTGAGTTTGTTGCTCTTAAGGAAGCTGATTCTTTAATGAACGAGCTAGTTAGGGAGCAAGTTAATTCTATTAAGAGTACAGTAGCTGAGTTACAGACACAGATACATGACCTTAAGATAGAGCAGAAGGTTGACTTATCTGATATGTCTGCACGATTAGATAAGGATATAGAAAAGCAATCGAGTAAACTTATTACTAGTGTTGAGCAAATTACTAAAGACTTAAACAAAGTAATTAAATCTACTGATGACCAAGAGATTAGAAACAGGTCAAGCATTAGAGACACAGACCTATTGTTGCGAGGTAATGTTAAAACTATTAGGGATATTATATCATCGTTTGAAATTAGAATGGATGCTAAGCTAACTAAACTAGATGAAAAAATTGACAGCCTAGAGGAAAACCTAGATAAGAAGATACAAAGAGCATTAATCAATCCATTACTCGGAGGATAATATGGGATTATTAAGTACACTTGTTGGGCCAGTCACTGGCATCTTAGATAAATTCATAGAAGACAAAGACCAGAAAGCTTTACTTGCTCATGAGATTAGCACAATGGCTGAATCACATGCTCAAGAAGCAATGCTTGCACAGTTAGAGATAAACAAACAGGATGCAAAAGGTAACTGGTTTCAATCTAGCTGGCGACCAGCCACTGCTTGGGTGTGTGTTCTTGGATTCCTTGTAAATTTTTTAGTGTCTCCTTTGTGCGCTGGGTTTGGTATTGATATACCTCAAGCTGATACAGGTACTATGCTTCCTGTGTTGATGGGGATGTTGGGGCTTGGCGGTTTACGTTCATTCGAGAAAACAAAAGGATTAAACAAATGAGTTTTAGATTATCAGATAGAAGTACAGCTAAATTAGATAAGGTTGATTCTAATCTAGTTGCTTTAGTAAAGATGGCTATCTTAAAAACTAAGGTAGATTTTGGTGTGATATGTGGGTTGCGTACTATCCAAGAGCAAAAGCTATTGGTTGATAAGGGTGTGTCACAAACTATGGATAGCAAACATATATCTGGTAGGGCGGTAGACCTTATGGCTTATGTAGGTAGCCGAGCATCATGGGAGTTAAACTTGTATGATGATATAGCTGATAGCATGAAGAAAGCATCTCAGTTAATTGGTGTGCCAGTACGCTGGGGTGCGGCTTGGCACATCAAAGATATTGCTGAGTATAAAGGTACAATGGAAGAGGCAATGAATGAGTATATAGATTTGCGTAGGTCGCAAGGTCGTCGTCCTTTTATTGACGGCCCTCACTTCGAACTTGCTGATTAAATTTTTTTACCAGTTGGTATACTCTTGACCGACTTATATTAAATAGTTTGCCAACGCTTTCCATCGTATGCCTGCCCCCACAATGGGGGCAAGCATCCTGATAAGTCTCTGCAATTTTTTTATTACGAGACTCTTTTACTCTACCTCGACCGCTCATTAGAATGGTATCACATCATCTATGTCGGTGCTATCTTTAGGTGTAACCTGTGTTCGGTCTGTAACCTGTAAGCTAATCATATTAAGTCCAGCATCTGTAGTTTTTTTCCAAGCTGCAACCTTTTTATTCTCAACAAAAGTACCTGTATCATCTAGTGGGCCTGAGTAGTTGGGCTTACCATTAGATGTATCCTCTTGCTCGAACATGATACCCATCTTCTGATAGATTCTTAGCACACGCTGTCCTGATTTGGTAGTACCAGCTACATAGATAACATCAGTGTCGAGTCCATCGACATTAATCTTACCTGTTAGTACCATCTTCTCTTCTTCATAGGGTGGAAAGCCTGCACCTCTGTTTGTGTTGTCGTATTCGCTCATTAGAATTCTCCTGATTTAGTTGGGATTGGTTTGTGTTTAACTGGCGTTTTACTAGCCTCGTTGCCATCGTCATCTTCTGGTGCAATGCCAGCCATTTGCAATAGACCATAGCGTCGAGCATAAGTTATAGCTGAGCCTAGTCCTTGCATAGTTTGCTTCTCTATAACTAGATAGACTTTAGATTGGAAAGCCATACCAGTTACATGAGTAATGTTAGTACTGACATAGTCACCAAACTCATCACGACCTGATGGTTGTGTAACAGTAAAGCCATTGTCATTGAATGGTTTAAGACACGCATCATACACATTGCCTAAGTCAGCATAGCTACTACGGAAATGTGGATTGGTTGAGTTCTTAATAGCTTTACCCATTGCTTGTTGTGCTTTGACATAGTCCTCAATAGCTACTTGCTTCTCACTTTTATTTGCCATCTTCAGTTCTCCTTTTGATTGTAAGTGCGCCACGTTTGTTGCGCTCTATGGTTAGTTGGTCATTATAAACTTCACGTTCATCTGATTTGACCAGTGATTTTAGTTCCTTCTTAGCTAGCTCAAAGTTTTTTGCGTGTGTTTGGTTCATCAAAAAATCTTTAGCTAACGAATTAAAATGATTGTCGGTTGAGGCATTACGTTTCTTCATGCCATCAAGCGGTATCTTATCTATGTTAACATCAGCCTCTTCAATATTTTCTGGTGGTATATCTTTAGTTACATATTCCCAGAATCGAACAACTCTTTCTACTAGTACATTACGATACTCTTCATCTGCTGAAACTATAGTAGCTTTGTACCCTGAGTTGCCGAAGATACAAGACAACACACATTCATTGATACCACTGATTGCCATGTAACACTGCATCTGTGCCATGTATCTTTCTACCTGTTTATCTATATTGGTAAACGCATTGGTGTGCTTGCACTCTACTATAGCCTCATGACTCTGTGAGTTAATAGCTAGTGCATCGAGCGTACCTTTGATTGGAACACCAAACCAGTCTGCTGTGTATGGTACTTGAGTTTCATGTGGACTCCAGTCGGTGTTTAGCTCTAACCAGTTTAGATTAAATGGTTCTGTAAATACACCTAGCTGCACTTGAATTAAATGACTTAAATCATCTGGTTGTTTTCTTTGAGTCTTGGTTAACCAAAGGTCATGCCAATCATTACTCATTATCTTGGCGCAGTCTGAACCGCCAATAAATCCATGTCTTATCATTGTACTCTCCTGTTTTTATTATACATTATACGTGGATAGTATCAACCCTGTATTTTTCAAGGTCTTCGTTAGTAATGCTAGTATAAGAGAGGAGCTTATCTTTTAGGACACCCTCTCTTAGATAGCTATCTGATATTGGCTCACCATTTTTGATACGCTTCTCTGTAATTTTAAGTGGGTCTAATGAGAATGTACCTACATGATTAGGCGGTGTATCAACTGACGATTTTTTAGCGGCATCGACAAAAGTTTTAATGGTAGGCCAAGTACGCGCACCATGACTAGCTCTTATCTTAGTGCTTATTCTTTCTAAGAGTAAAGATAGTTGTGATGGTGTGACATGGCCTGCAATATTTGCGTTAACATCTTTGACAATCAGCATGAGTTCCTCACGAAGGGAATCATTATCCATCTTAGATGGGGCTTCATACCTACGGAGAAGCTTCTGTACCCACTGTCCGATAGTTTTTGTACGTTCGTCAAAGGTCATGTCATTTGTCCTGTGCTGTGAGCTGGTTTAAAGGGAAGCTAAGAATATTATCTAGCACTTGTGTATTGGTTTCTTCTTTGAGGTCATCGAAGTCATCTTCCCAACGCTCACCATTTAGCCATGTAGATGCATGAGGTATGTATTTCTTGAGGGTGTTGTTGGATTTCATAGCATCAGCGAAAGCAAGCGCACCAGAAATTATATCGTACTTGTCTGCTGTCTTGCATGCTTTGAAGAAAGCATAACGTGCTGTCTTTTTCTGCACATGCTTGGGGTATACTTCCCAGAACCTAGTGAAGTCGAACTCACTAGGTGACAGTGTGTCACCCAAAGAGTTTAGTTCTTTATTGTTAGTATAATTAATAATCTTATTCTCTTTGTGTGACTGTGTGTCACTACTCTCATTTGTCATTGGTGTTCTCCAGTGGGCAAGTTAAGTCATAGCGAGTGGTGTTACCCTTACATCCACGCTCTCTTGTTAAGAATTTATTTTCTTCTAGGTAGTTAATAGCTCTAATAACAGTACGTCCTGATAGCCCTGTTCTCTTTGCTAATCCTTGGATGGAAGGATAGCATACACCACCTTCATCTACATATGAAGCAAGAATAATGTATACATATTTTGCATTGGCATTATTAACTTGCGCTTTGCAAATGTTTAATGTTAGTGTTGTAGCGTACATAGGTGTCTCATAACGTCCTATAAGTATTTGTTTTTGGCTCTCCTGCCACTGAACTATAGCCCCTGCTTTTAGGTATCAACTAAGGCAGGGGTTTTTTTATCCCCATTCAGGCATCATCCAATTGGATTCAGGTTTCTTAACATCACCCTCTGGCACATGCTCATACACTGCATACTTCTTACCACCATGTGTGTGTATGTGACTGAGTATATTCATGCCATCTTTTTTAAGCACATGAATTACAGCTGCTAATCTAAAGCAACCAAATTTATCTAGTGCTTCAATGGGTGTAAGTTTATTCCCTGCTTCTAGGTAGTTCTTAACTCTCACCCTCTGTGATTCTATTGTCATGGTATTCTCCTACTATTTCCTCAAACAATTCACCGTCCATAATCACAAGCGTCTGAGGTTTGCCTGTCCTACGTTTATAGAAAGCAATGTCTTTGCCTTCGAGTACTGTGAAGGGGCTAGGGAAGTTAGACTTATCCCTGTATTTTACTTCACCTACTAGTTTTCGTCCCACCATTGCGAGGTGGATGTCACCTGACCACTCACCTCCGAGCGCACCTGAGAGGGGGACGCGGTAGTTTTTGATGCCGATTTTTTCGAGCCATTTGCAGAACCATTTCTCATGGTAAGTTCCCTTTGACTTATTCTTGTTTGCCATGTCTCCCTTTCGTAACAATCTAAACAGATGATGTAATGTTTCGTTGGCTTATAGCTATGTAGTATAGCAACAAACCATTCTGTTTTAGTATAGCAAGCATCGCACGTACCTGTGCCTGATTCCATCTTACCTTTTAATGACTTCGATTTTGCAACCAAGTGCATCAACCCAACACGACAGCATGAACCCACTTGGTATACGCTTGTGTTGCTCCCATTTGTGTACCAAAGAATTACCTATGCCAATGATGTCGGCTAAATCTTCTTGGCTAAGTTTCTTTTCATGCCTGTATATTACAAGCTGTTCAACCATTGCTTTGTATTCATTGTTCATTTTTAATTTTACATTGAGAGTTAATCTTTTTGGGTTCAGATAATCCAGTAGCCCAGTTCTTAGCTAATCTATCTAGGGTTCTACCTACTTGCTTAGCTGTTGCTAGTCTTATGTCTTGCTTACGCACAGCTCTATAGTATGTAGATGTTGGCAGACCAGCACGCTTAAACACCTTGTGCATAGGCAGGTCAACCCACCTATGCTTCTCCATTATCTGTTCCCAATAACTAATCATGATTCTGTTGTAGCACACACGCAGTTGATTGGTCAATACTAGTCATCAATAAATCTAAATTTATGTATCAGCGTGCAATAACCTACAATATCTTTGAGACTATCTTCAGTCCAGTTGTGGTGACAGCGTGCTATCTTAACCATTATCATCATCATTGCTACATCTTCTTTAGTAAAGTGATATCCTCTATTCCAATCAGTCCACATTTTAGCGATGTCATTGAAGTTATCAGCTGCGTCACCATACTCTTCGTGTCTATCACTATACACAATACTGTGTGCTTCCTGTAAAAACTCACGTGACTGTTCAGCTTTATTATTTTGCACAGCATCTACTAACGATATAGTTTCTTTCTCTTTCATTTGTCGTATGCTTAATTCTTCTAAGCCACTTGCTAATTTATCTAGCTCATTCATTGGATTACTCATGTCCATCTCCATTACATTTAAGGCATAGGTCTTCTTTGTGTGTAAAATAAACCTTTGGGTTGCTTGACATCCCTGCTACTCCGTAGTCAGAGGACGTTGGGTTATATGATGGACTAGCATAGTAGTTGTCTACCATGCCAGTGCCATCACATTCATTACATTTAATTATGCTCATATTAATATTGAACCTCCTGATAAAGTTGGCCTAGTACATGCCAGTTTGTAGTGTCCATTGCTTTAGCAATCAGAGCTTCTCTTTCTACTGATGTATTATGTGGACTCTTAGACAGACGCTTGCCTGAGTTATCAGTGAAGTCAGTGTGAGTAGCCCATGATGTAAGACAATTATACAAAGACCATTTGTTGTGACCCATCCAGCTAGAATGGTCGTGATATAAACTCATTAGGTTTTCTAACTGACGCTCGTTGTTATGCCTGACTGATGAATATGTTTTCTTCTTAACTATATTAGCTTTGAAGAAATCTTCTACCTCTGTTTCATAGACACTAGTGTACGCATACTCACTCCACATT